CAACATCAGCACCACTTGTTACAGTAAAACCGGTTGTTGAACCGTCACCTGTATAACCTCTTACATCACCACTTAATGGAGATGATGAATCACCGCCACTACCTGAACCGCCAATTAATTTGATTGTGCCTGAGTCGTTTATATAAAACTTTTTGGCGCTAGTATCAATTCCTACCTCACCATTAGCTAAATCACTAGTGGTTGGTGTACTTGTTCCTCGCTTTAGCTTTATAATTGTCGCCATTAATAATATCCCTTATTCAGTTGACGACTAATTAAAATGTTCCGCCGTCAACCGTAGTTACTGTTACCGCTCCCGAGCTGACTGTAAAGTTATCTGAACTAAATGAAGCAACGCCTTTATTTGAAGTTGTTGCTAACTCTCCTGCGATAGTTAATGTTTGTCCTGAAATTGTTGCGTCAACACCTTCACCACCTGCTACTGCAATAGTTTCGCCTAATGAGATATTAGAAACAGTTGAACTGTCATCTGAGAAACTAATTTGAGCACCTGATAGTTTTGATATTGCGATACTACCTGCTAACATTGCATTTGTAATACCAGAAGCTTTAACTCTTA